CCACGTGGGCAGCAGATACAGACTATCATACTTTTGTTGAAGATGATAGATTAAATAGTTATGTAAAACATACTGATGATGTAGCCACTTCACCAACAAATGGAAAAACATTAATATGGAAAGCAAAAAAACCTAGTAGAAATGTTAAACCTACACATGGTGAATTTTGGGAAAGAGGTGATTTATGTAGTAAAAGTATAAATGGTTGTAAAAGAAGATTTGGATTTGTACCAATAACAGCATCAAGTGCGACTAGCACAGCAAAAGCAGATCCACTTACAAATGTAGTATTACCATTCGGAGGATTTCCAGGTGCTAAAGGATTTAGTTAAAAATATTTATAAACATGCGGAGAATGAAAGTCCCAACGAATGTTGTGGCTTAATTATAGAAAAAAATAAAAAAATGAAATATATAAAAATGAAAAATTTATCAAATAATAAAAAAGACCATTTTAAAATGGACGATAAACTTTTCACACTTTTTCAATTCACAGAAAAAATTTTATATGTAGTCCATAGTCACTATAACTCAAATTGTAACCCAAGTGAGCATGATATAAATACTTGTAATGCGTTACAAATACCATATTTAATAGTTTCATATCCAAACAAAGATTATAAAGTAGTACAACCATGTTAAGAAATATTTATCTAAAAGGAGAAATTGCAGATGTAGTTGGTAAATCTCATTGGCAATTAGTATGCACAACACCAGCAGAAGCAATTACTGGTATAGACTGTCAAAGAAATGGTAAACTTTTAAGATACTTTAGAGAGTCACTAAGTAAAGGTGTAAATTTTACAGTACAAAGAGGAGAAAATTTAATTGCAGAATATGAAGCAAATTTGTCTCTAGGAAATGATGATTTAATTATTACTCCAGTACCTTCTGGCTCTAGAGATGGAAGAAAGTCAGCTTTTTGGGGAACTATTCTTTCAATTATTGGATTTATGATGGGAGATGGTGGTGCTACAGCTGGGGCTACTGAAGAAGGAGCTAAAGAAGTTACTAAAGAGATGGCTAGAAGAGAGGCAATTAAACAAGGGGCTTCCAGATTATTTATTGCTCTAGGTACAGGAATGGTTCAAAGAGGGTTAGCAGAAATGGCTTTAAAAGACCCACAAGGTGGAAATGAAGAAGGATTTTTTAATGGACCTGCATCAACAGTAAAACAAGGAACACCAGTACCTATACTTTACGGACGACTAGAAATAAGTGGTGCTGTAGGTAATTTTGGTTTTACTTATGGCGACCAAGTATATACTGGTGGTGGAACAGGACGTGGAGGAGGAACTGCTCCAGGTAATAGCACAAAGGTATTAAAATAATGGCAAGAGAAATAGACGGAAAAAATACAGGTAGAGGCGCAGGACAAATAGATGATAGTCAAAACTATTTGGGTGGACTTACTAGTGCTGGTATTAAAAGAAAACAAAGTGCAGTAATTTATGATATTTTATCCGAAGGGCCAATAGAAGGTTTAGCTACTGAAGATGCTAGAAGTATATTTTTAAATGGAGTTCCAGTAATAACAAATGATACAACACAGGAAGAAACTACAAAAAATATAGAGTTTAAAAGTAGTGATGTTACTTATGTAGCAAGCACGAATGTTGTAACAGATAATGAAAGTTCAAATAATTTATTTACAAATATGTCGTCTACTGAGACCAGATATATAAGAATACATAAAGCAGGAAAAGAATTTTCTAGCTCAATTATTACAAAACAAGGCTCAAATGTAGTAACAATAAATAGCGGTAGTTCTGATACTTTTACAAGTTCTGATTTGTATGACCATGATTTTCACTCAACTGATAGTAAAGTACCTTTAGATAGATTTTTAAGAATACCAGGAGCAGGTTTAGATGGAGCAGAACTAGTTGCTAGAATAAAAGAAATAGTTAATACTAAAAAAGTAATTATTGATGATGTTGCTTTTGCAGCTGTTACTGATGTAACTGCTCATTTAGATTTAGTTCAACAAGTTACAAAAACTAATGATACTTCTGGTGCAGTTGTAAATGGTGGCTCTAATAACTTAAATGCAAACCATAGAAATGTAACTAATGAAAGAGCAAGATTAAGCGTTGATGATACTTTTACAGAAGAAAGTAGAACAAATTTTAAAAAGTTTTCTTGGAGGCTACAAACAGGCGAATTAACTCAAGAGTTTTTACCAACACCTGTAGGAATAGGTAGTTCAGCAATTACCTTTAATGGAAGTAAAACAGCTTTAAATCAAGTAACACCAGGGTCAAGTGGCTCAGGATATCCTGAAAATGGAGCAGATGGATTTAAATTTAGTACTAGTAATGCTAGTGATGCCAATGCTATGCCAAATGGTGATGCAAGTGCTTTTGCAAAATCTGCATCACAACTAGGTGTTAGTAATCCTGGAGAGGTAGACCATATAAAAATTATAATAGGATTTGATAGATTAATAGGTGCAGATACAGAAACTGGACAATCTAAACCTTCAAGAGCAGAGTTTAGAATAACATTTCAACATTCAAATGATGGAGGCTCTAGTTTTATTGATGAAGTAGTTTTTGGAGAAGCTGGAGATTTAAGTGCTAATATTGAGAATATAGGTGTAAAACCTGCTAGCACATCTAATCCAGCTGGAAGAAAATATGATAGAAGTGGATTTTTAGAAGAAGGAACTAGCTCAGGTTTTATTAGACAAACAACAAATACACCATTTAATTTAGTATATTCTTTTGATACTGAACAATTTCAACCTTTTGACGATTTTAATGTAAAAATAGAAAGATTAGATGCTGTAAACTTTTTTAAAGACGGTAATCAACATAATAATGCTTGTTTTCTTTCAGCAATAGAATGTATTATTGAAGATAAACTAAGTTATCCTTATACAGCATATTCTTCTGTTATTATTGGAGCAGAAGATTTTCAAACTATTCCAAATAGGTCTTATGATTTAAGAGGTGTAAAAGTAAAAGTTCCAACAAACTATTTTCCAAGAGATGAACTTGATTCTAATGGAGTTAGAAGAACAACGGCTTCTTATACAAGAAATAATACTACAGGTGCAGATACAGGATCAGAGCAAGATTGGAATGGTAATTTTAGAGGAGATAAAAAAACTTTTACTTCAGCTACAGATGTTAACTATGACCTAGTTTATACTGATAATCCTGTTTGGATATTTTTAGATTTATTAACACATAATAGATACGGAATAGGTAAATTTATAGACCCTGATTTTGATTTATCACTTATTGATAAATATAAATTATTTCAAATTGCAAAATTTTGTGACGAGCTTGTACCAGATGGAAAAGGCGGAACAGAACCAAGATTTACTTGTAATGTATATTTAAATAAACAAGAGGAGTCACTAAAATTACTTAATGACTTTTTAAGTGTATTTAGAGGTATACTAATATGGCAAAATGGATTAATAGGTCTTAACTCCAATAGACAATCAGGTGCTGTTTATACTTTTGGAAAATCAAATGTTTTAGAAGGAAGTTTTCAGTATCAAAGTAGTTCATATAGATTAAGAACAAATCAAGTTAGAGTAACTTGGAACGACCCAGAAAACTCTTACAAACAAGCAGTAGAAATTGTAGAAGATTATGATGCAATAGCAAATACAGGAAGAATAATTATAAAAGATGTTGTAGCTTATGGCTGTACATCACAAGGACAAGCACATAGATATGGAAAATGGCATTTATTTACTGAACAAATAGATAATGAAGTTGTAGCTTTTAAGACATCTATTAATGCAGGATTTTTAAATCCTGGTGATATTATAAATGTTCAAGATGCAGATAGAGAAGATGTAAAATTTAGTGGTAGAGTAAATACAGCAAGTTCTACAACAAATATAACTTTAGATAGAGATGTTTCTTTAACAGGAAGTGGAAATTCATTCCTAAATCTTATCTTCCCTAGTGGCGGAGCATATTTGAGTCAGCCAAAAGCAACAATTAATAGTACAACCTATGAAGCAGGTGATTTAGTACTACTAGATGAAAGTGGAAATGCTATTGATACACTAGAAAAATCTGTTAAAGTTTTAGATGATAGCGGTAATCAAGTTTTATTACAATGGTCAGAATATTCAAGAGTTGAAACAAAACAAATATCGTCTATATCAAATAATAATCAAGTTGTTGTAGCTTCTGCTTTTTCATCTGTTCCTAACTCAGAAGTAATATGGAGTATTTTTGAAGAATTAGCAGATGGAAGTAACACAGCTGGTAGCACCAAACAATATATGGTTATTGCTTTAGAAGAGGGTGAGGATAAAATATTTGATATTTCTGCAACTCCATATAATCCAGAAAAATATGATTTAGTTGATAGAGGATATGTAATACCTAGTGTTCCAAAAGTTTT